TTCTAAAATTACTTTCTTCATAGTAAAAATGAAGTCCTGAAATTAATTGTTCGAATGATATTTGTGTATCTTCTTTAGTTAATGGTCTTGATGATTGTACACCGACACCAGACGTATTACCAACTGATGACTCTACTTCTGGTAGTGGTAACGCATAATAACTGATACCTGATTTTGATACCCAATCATAATCTACACCATCTACTCTTATCTTTTTTGGAGTTCCAATCACTTTACTCCACCTATCAGCTGATTTTGAAAACTTCCAAAGTTCAGCCCCATTACCAGGTGTTCCATCTGGGTTTGGTGGTGTAGGTGGTGTCGCTGGTACTGGCGGTGGTGGTGGTACTATATTAGTTCTTGATGGTCCTCCAGCAACAGTTCTAATAATACTCGATGCCAATCCACCAACTATAGGAACTTGACTAACAATATTACTAAGAGGTGCCGCTACAGTTCGCACTACATTTGATGCTGCTCGATTAATACCACTTGCAACATTTCTAATACCTCTTCCTATACGACTAAATAATCCCATAACTTATTTCCCCACCTTTACTTGATTATACTTATCTAATAAACGCTTTCCACCATACAAATCAAATACCATATAAGATAATTGTGTACCTATCCAGTTTGTTAGTCTACCCATAATAGTTGGTTTTTCAACAACACCCATTTTGTATCCCATATATTCTGTCCAAGGTTTAAATAACTTATATGCTAACTTTGTATTTTGTGGATTCTCTCTCATAAATTTAACAACACTTCTAGCCCACATCTGATACCCAATTACCAATTTAGGGTCTGATTCAAACATCATATCACCATATCTCTCATCAGCATCCCACATTTTTTCAGATAGGTATCCTTGTCTGTAAAGTTCATTACAAATAATCTTTCTTCCTCTACTAGTCCTTCTTAGTGGAATAGTTGTTCTTCCGATGGATACACCACCTACTGGACTTGTTGCTACAGTTGATGTATATGGTGGAGTAATATTCTTCCATCTATATTGACCATCAGTACCGGCTGCTCCGAATGGTGTATATCCATCAAAGTACCTGAAATTTATTTTTCTAAGCTTTGGTAATATGTTATCACCAGTAATAGTATATGTTCTTTGAACTAATCCAGCTTTTGATTGTGAATCAGTTGTTGTTGTTTCAGGTTCTACTCTTATTACTGTAGGTTTACTTTGTCCCCAATAGTGTATCTCAATATCAATTCTAGCAGTTAAATCGTGTGTACCTCTCTTTTGTATTGTATTTATTTTTAAATCCTCTGTAAATGTGGTTGCTATTTGTTTTCTAGCTTCTACAAACTTATCTTTACTTAAAAAATGTACATAACTTACTTTTGTAGCTTCATCTCCAACTACGTGTATCTGTTGAAAGGTATCTTCTTTACCATCTTTTACACCCACCAATTCTCTATCAACATAATAAGTTATCATTACAACATCATCTGCAATATCACCTAACACTTTTCGTTTATCAATTTCACCACCATACTCATTTGATTCTACATATGCGATTGATTGTCTATTGTAACTCTCTACATCATATAATGCATATTGGTTTTGACCATAATCTAATTGTTCACCTAATGCCGTTTTGTACTTCCCACCATAATCATATTCATCATTAATTCTAAATCCTATTGGAAGTTTAAGTTTTTCAGCTAAAAACCAAAGTGTACCTTGTCCTGTGATTGTGTAAAACATACCCTCTTCAATATAAAAAAATGAAGTGTTTGAAGAACCAACTCTAACAATTTCTCCTGTAAATTTAAGATTGGATACTGAATCCTCAGTTATGATACCTTCTATTGGTGCAAATGATACGGCGTTTAGTTTATTAATCTCAGCAGTTTTATTTGTTGATACATCCCTAGTGAATTGTTCAATATCATTATCAATAGCTTTAAAGTATTCTTGCTTTGTGTATTCGTTTCTTACACCGGCTAACTTTATCGTACCATAGTTATACACCTTACCATTATCGTTTTTTACAACAACATCGGTTGAAAGTCTAGCAGCACCACTTTTAGGAATATCATAGGATATTATTTGACCAGAGGTGTTTCTTCTGATTTCTCTTCTATCAGGAGTTTTACCTTTGATTTTAGATTTAACGATATCATCAGATGTTTTACCAATCTTTTTTGGAATGGCATTTCGTTTTGCGTTATCAACGGCCCTTGCTTTTGCTTTTTGTATGGATTTTTTATCTACTGCCATTATCTCACCACTTTAAATACGTTTCCGCCAAAGTATTCTTGTTTTCCACCTCTATCAACTCTGAATTCAAATTGATAGAATCTTTCAGGTTGTAAAGTATTGAACCAAAAGTCAAAATAGTTTCCGTTTGAATCACAACTTAATTTTGTATAAGTTGTATCATATGGTATCAATACTAAATTAGTTTCAACATCTCTTACTTGGTAATAAGTATTCTGTGGGAGATATTTAATTGTAGTATAAGGATTAGAATCCGAAAAACTTCTTTGTGGGTATCGTTCTCTACCAACTACTCTAACTCTGGATTTTGAACTTTCTTTATATTCGGATGATAAGTTCTTTGGATAGATTACAATATCATCTGATGTTAATGCACTTAATGAACCTGTATTAAATGTGGAATCATCCCACCTAACTTCTAATGTAGGAACATAGATTGTATGAGTTTCATTTGAAAAGAATTTAGCCGAACCATATCTAACCGAACCACTCTCTTGTAAAACTGGTCGTTTAATAAGGAAACCATTATTTGGTCTTGAACCATTTAACCAATCATTTACATACTCAGTAACATTCGCATTTAAATTGGTTGTATATTTGTTGAATCTATGAGATACCTTTGTACTATTCATAGATGATGTGTACCAAGTACCACCACCAATATTTTTAAAGAATGATGCCTCAGATTCAGGTGGAGTTTTTAATGAACCCGAATATACTATTTTAAAGTTATCTATAGAACCAGTTGCTCTACTACTACCCGTCGCAAAGTATGTATAGTTAAATCTATAATCACCACTCATTGGTGGGGTAAATTGAATTGATTGAGTTACAGATGATGTATATAAACTTTTTAGACCTGTAATCTGACTTGGAGTCATTTTTATACCCTTTGGATTGAATACAGCAAATCCATATGATGGGTAGTTACCCAACTTTAATTCATTTGTAATTGTATATTTTAATGATGAGTCCAAATATTTTTTGTATTCAGCAGTAGCCCCACCAGTGTTATCTGATTGGAAAAATAATTGTGAGCTTGATACAAATTGTTTTGGCATTACACCATTTGTACTTTTAATAACGTTTCGTTGTGTAAACAAACCTTCATTAACTGCAAACGTTTCTCTAACTATAGTATTACCAGCACGTTCGGTAACATATACTTCATCAAACGTACCTGTAGTTGATGATGATGTTCCATCGTTATCAAAGAATGTAAATCTTAAATTATATTGACCTGATGATGCGGCTGTTATCAGAAATGATTGTGTAGATGGTGTTGTAATATTACCAACCATATTTGCATAGGAATCTTCATTCTGAATTAACCCATTTGGGTTTTCAATTCTAAATTGAACATCGGTGAAATCTTTTGGGTCTATTTGAAATTGTACTTTATAGTTTAAAGAGTTTTCTAATTCAAGTGGAAATACTAATGTCGTTCCAGCAAAGTTAGATGCGGATATAACCAATCTTTCGTTTTCAACAAACATAAATGGTGAGTTACCACTAATATCGTTGATTGATTCTGTTAAGAATGTGGAACCTGTACCATTTGTAAATGTTTGAGATAGTACTAATCCCTCAGTAGGAATATCAATTTTTCTGAATCCGTTAAATACACTTGCAGAGGTAGCATTCCAATTGGATACACCATCTCTTGATTTCCAACTACACCCATCTGTTGAAACTGGCGTATAGTTATACTTACCACTACCTTCACCCCAGCTTTGAGATACTGGAAATATATCTAAATCATATTCTGATTGAACTTCGTTTTCAGCTACTGATGTTAAATTAAGATAGTACTTTATACTACCACTAATTTCACCACCTACTATAGATTGTGATATTGGTGCTAAATCAAATTGTGTTAGTACCCTACTATTACCAACCCAAATATTATTAGAATCTTCATCGTAGAATTTTGTAATTTCTAAGATTTCATCCTTACCTGTATTCTGGTTGTTACGATTGTTTTGTTCGTATATTGTAGTATCTTTTTGTCCGTATATTCTATAAATCATAATATTCTCCTTAGAAAGATTGAGTTACAACCTTACCTCTTATATCTACATTAGGATACTTAACTTCAAATATAGCAGGGTCTTTAGGTGGATATATAATACCCATTCTAGTGGCCACACTCAAATCATATTTATTTGGTGAGTAGTTTCCATTATATCTATTCATAATTTTCAAACCACCTTCACCATCAGAATCAGGTCTTGGTACTGTCTGAACACCATCCACCTTATCTAATAAAATATATACTTGTGATACATTAATTGGTTGGTTAATTTTCCAATTGTTAATGTTAAAATAATCTTTTAATGCTTGAATACATCTAAGAAGAACTTCATTAGAATTGTAATCAGGTAATACTACAATATCAAAATTAATAGCGATATTAACAATATATGCATCTTTAATATTAACTGCATCTGTTAAGATTCTATAATATGCTAAATAGTTTTTTAAATTGTTTTTAGTAGCAGGATTTAGGTGAGTTACCTTTTTATCCTTATCATAACCCAATGTGTATAAGTTAAGAGCTAACGGATTCGGTGATTCCGTTTCAACTATCTTTGGTATAGGGTCACCCGGTAATATAGCATGTGGTGAAAAACTTCCATTACCTTTTGTTTCTATTTGGTAATCTTGTGCTAAATAAGCTTTAGCAACTGAACCAAATTGTGGTGGAAGTGCGTAACATCTCATAATATAATCTTCTCTACTTACAGTTCTATTCTGAGCTGCAAAGTAACCCATTGCGTTATTACGAATTTCATCATCCGTTTCTTTACTTCTACCACCAACAGCTGCTTCTGGGTTTGTAACTGCTAATGAGTTCTGTACGAATCTTAGAGTTTCTTGATTTAGATTTATGGTGTTATCATTTTCATATACTTTACTTACAACATTAATTAAATCCTTCGCAGGTACATTATCTTCAACACCATTACCTACTAAGTACTCAATATCTAATGTTGTATTAGCTGGAGCAACTCCATACGTTTTTGTATATAAGAAGTTGGATGGGTCTAATCCTTGGTCTATGTTTCCAGTGTTTTGATATAACGCTGAACCAACATTATCAGGATTTGGAATTATTTCCTCATCAGCGTTTGCTGATACACCAGCTCCAAACTGAACTACTAAATCTTTTTCAGATTCAAACTTTGTTATAAATCGTTTAGGTACTCTTTTTAAATTTAACAACTTAGGAGTTTCCCCACTATATGGTTGTAAGTTAGTAGAGTTATCTTCGTTATTTTCTACCTGTTCAAATACAGTATCTTGAGCAAGATATGGAACTTCAGTCCAACTATCTCCATCATCATCCATTACGGATTTTATTTTAATAATATTAGCATCAGAGATTCGTATCTTATCATATATCTTAGGTGATGTAAATACATATTGTTGTTTTTTTACTTTACCACTTGATGCCTTAACAGATTTCTTTAATAAATAATAGATAGGTTCGTTGGTGTTTTCATCGATTTGATACACCGATACATCTGTAGGGTTGAATGAAGATGATGCTGCAAAATCCACATCGAAGTTTGATGAAAATTCTACATCACTATTAGAATCAGAACTGACTATCATTCCACTTGCAACTTTCAATGCGTAATCATAATCAGGTCTTACATCATCACCACTACCTTTGGCTGGTAATATTTGAAATACATCCAACTCAACTGATGCTGGTACTACATTTTTTGGTTTGTACCCATGTACTGCTGCTAGATTGAAAAGGTTTACTTTCTCTTCTGCGTTGGATAATAAAGATTCTCTTAATTGAGTATCTGTATAAAAGGATAGCACATCACCTACATAAGATGCCATCTCAATGAACATCATACCCGGTGAGGATTCATTAAAGTCATTAAAAGTATTTGGGAAATAAGTTTTAGAAAAATCAATTAAGTTTTTTCTTAACTCTCCGAAATCCTTTCCAATGAGTTTAACATCCTTTTGGACTAAATCTGATTTGTTTGCTTTTGCCATAAGTTCCTATTCTATTGTTGCAGTTCCAGCGGAATCTACAAATAATATTATTTGTTGGTTAGCACCTTGCTCTGTAACTCTAAAGTTTAATGTGATACCAACGTGATTTCTATCTTCATCAGGCGTAACTACAACTTCATCAATAATTATATAAGGTAACCAGAAATTTATATCTACTAATATACCATCTTCCATTTTTTGTTTTAAATCTAATGAAATTGGTTCAAATAGTAAAGCATAAATTTGAGAACCGAATGTAGGTTGAAATACTCTTTCACCTTTTCTAGTCAATAATAGATTCTTTAAATTAGATATTGCCTGTTCTTCAGTTGAATATGAAAGAGAGAATAAACCACTATTCTTAGAGAATGGTAGTTTAATCCCAACAGCAACATCTTTTTCAAAATCTATTGGATTGTAGAAATATTCTTTTCTTGGTTTAGCCATTTAATTATTTTCCCTTTTTCTTATCAATTGCTTTCATCAATTGAGAATAATCTTTTGTTATAGCACCCATCACATTAGCCACTTCAGGGTTAGATGTATCAACAGGTCTACCATCGATATCTTGTGTTGGTGCTACTGTAGTAGTTTCTCTACCACTCCATGCTTGTGCTTGATTAGAACCAAACTGAGCATCCATATTTCTCCACTCACCATCTTGCATTGTTTCATTCAACATCTCATTTAACATTGAATTCTTTGTAAACGTTTTTGCTTGGGGTGTTTTTTTATTTTCTTCCATTGATAAAATAGTTCTCATATCAATATCTAACGGGTCTGTTTCAACTATCCTTTTTGGTTTAGACTTCGTTTCTTTTATAATTGGTTTAGAAGCATTTTTAACTTCCGCAATAATAGGTTTTAGTTCTTCTCTAACTACCTTTCTTACGATTACTTCTACTAATTGTGCTAATTGCTTTGCCTTCATAATTTTCTACTTTATATATAAATATTAAAAACTTTCTTTTTATACTAGTCCAACCCATACTTGTGGCACAGGTCCTACTGGAACTGGGGTTGCAGGTGAACCACCTGTTACAAATTCTGTCTGTAATCCACCTACTGTTGTTAAGTGATTTGTAAATGCCGTTGCTAATTTAGTTGCAAATGGAACACCATACAATGCTGGTGCTGGTGGATGTGTAAATGCCGTTAACAAATCATTTTGTAATGCTGGTATAACTCCACCATTATTTATTATATGACTTATAGGAGCAGGTATCCCCGCCGTTCCAGTTGATAATCCCATATTGATTGGGTGAAATGGAGTTGGGGACATTATTACAGATAACCAATATGCAGAGGTTGTGTTTGCCCAATTTGTAAAATGATATATCTTTGCAACACCTTCGGATTCTCTAATATCATCTAAGCATTGTTTTATTGCACCTTTGATTGGAGTATATGCTGGTTGCGATAATACCATATTTGCATGAAGTGATGTCATAGCAGTTTTTACTGCTTTATGATATTCCGATGAAATCTTTTCAGCGGTATCAGTATGAGTCTTTTCAGATTTATCATCTAAAAAACTTCCTACTGTTGATATGAATCCTGGCCAAACTGCTGGCATAATTGTTTCCTTTTATTGTTTCATCGCCTGTATATCACTAAGTATGGATGCCACCTTACCAGCATTAGTAGCAGGTCCAGTAGGTCCAACTCCAGTTGCATAAGTTGATTTAGCTGATGTTAAATCTGTTAACTCTTGTGCTAACTTCTCTACTAATGTAAAGAACTTATCCATTTCCATAGCCCAACCTGGCGTTGCATTTATTATATCTTTCTTAGATGTTAATATAACATTTTCAGTTCTTGAGTTTAGTAATATTCTATCTGATGTAATTACTACCGATGGGTCTTTGTATGAAGATTGTGATTTTACTCCACTACCTAAATTTGATTGAGCGGTTTTAAGTTGTAGTTTTTGTGATGAGGTTAAGTATATAGATGATAAATCATCATCAATAGTTTCTATAATAAATTTATTATATTCACCTGGACTTTTTCTACCATTTGCTAAAATAGTAATTGGGTCGTTATCCGTAGATGAACTCCAAGTTGGTTGTTGTGTTGTTTCAGCACCTGATGGAGTGTATCCAAATCTTAGAGAATGTCCGAATCTACCTTCAAACATTACATCTCCAATAAATGGTTGTAGTGAACCTATATCAGTTCTTTCAGTAAACCCTTCACCCAAATTAGCTTCTTCAGAACCACCAGATGTATTTGGATTTCCTGCAGATGTTGCTGCTATCGATGCCCCAACACTTTTAGTATTTTGGGTTATAGAACCTTTTGGTAATGCGTTATTATGTACATTGAGTTGTACCGATGTTGGTGCAAAATAATATTGTTTAGCTCTTCTACTACCACCACTTGCTTCAGGACCTAAACCAGCAAACACTAATACGGATTCACCGATTAGTGGGATTCTTTTTATATTACTATCAGTAGGATAACATTTTTCAAATTGCCCTTGCCCTTGTGATGTTAATATCTCAATACTAAACAATTCATTTACATCATCATCTTTAAGGTTGATTCTTTGAACTGTACCAATTTTAAATGAACTCATTATTCATCTCCCTCAATCTTATCAAGTGCTTCTATTTCTTTATCAATAGCTTCTGCGTTTGCCATCAACTGTTTCTTTTCATCATCAGTTAATCCAAACCCACCATCATCACCTGAGTTAGCATCTTTCATCATTCTTTGTACGATTGCGGCTAACTTAACAATCTGGTCATCATTTTTGATTGACACTTCCATATACTCTTTAATCAAAGGAACAATCACTGTAGCATCCTGTAGATTCTTAACTAATGGTTCTAACTGAGCGATAAGAAGTTTCAATTGTCTATCCTTCTTTTTCGAATTGTTATAAACATCAGACATGATATCAGAAAATGTTTTTCCTTTAAATAATTCAGTATCTTTATCCATTACTATCCTTTAATTTATATCTAACAGAAAGATGACCTGTTCTGTTATATTCCATATATAATTCTGCGTAAATACCTTTTAACTTACCAACTACTTTAGTAATATATTGAGTATGAACACCAGTTCTTTCTCTAATAAGTATGTAAAGTGCTTTCTTATTGTACGAATAAAGGTCTAATCTATTCTTAAATAGTTCATTTATTGAATCTGCTATAGCTCTATCTCTATCTTTTAAGAACAAAGTATATAAATGATAATCTATATATTTTGTAAAATGGTCTATAAAATCTGATTTTGCTTCTTTGTTGTTGAGGTCTATAACCTCATTTGTTATATTACGAGAACTATCAATATACTTTACTTCTGTTTTAGATTTCATTCTAGCATAGTTAGCATTGTTCTCATTAAATAAATAGTTTCGTGCTACAACTGTAAAGTAAGAAAAAGCCCTACCATTCTCTCCATTGAACTTATGAATCTTTTCATTTAGGAAAGCTACTACACTCGCCTTTACATCTTCATAAGGTACATCGAAGTAATATGTTTTGTAGGTATGAATTACATTTTCTGATAACTTATCAAATGGGTAGTGAATGAATCTGTTATAAATTTTATTTTTCAGTGCGTTATCATCACATCCATTATATGCATTTATAGCTATCTCTGTAATCTTAGTAAAATATCTTTTACTCCTTTTTCTTCTTTTTTTAGGCATTCTTGTTTATTTCATTGTTTAGTTTATCTAATGCGGCTTGTATCTCTTCAAAAATAAAACCACTTTCATCATCTGCTTCAAACGAACCAACTCTATCTATCTCTCTCATTCGAGCCAATGCCTTATCAACTGATTCGGCTGCTGATTCAATTAGTTTATCAGATTCTTCTATACCATCTTCTAACTTCTCAACCTTACGAAGTAAATTCCATACTATATAAAGTAAGATTGATATTATTAATAATGGTAAAATTATTTGTTGTAATATTTCCATATTAAGATTCTTCTACATCACCAAAGATAGATTTGAAATCAAGCTTCTCTGGCATTGTTACGTTTTCTAATTTCTTTTTAGTTGTAGGTCTACCACCTTTATTTTTTGTAGTAATAGAACCATCTTTTAATTTCTTCCATCTTTCCCACTCAAATCTAGTAGCCATAATATCAGCTTGGTGCATCAAAAATGGGAATGATGATTTAAGAGCTTTGTTTGGGTCATACGATATGTAATATTCTTTATTAGCTTCATCGTACAATCCATCTGTAAGTTGAATTGCAATCCACTCACCCTCTTCTACTTTAACCCCAAACTGATTTAACAACCAAAACGTTCTTCCAGTCATATTCATAAAATTCATATCTGGATTTGCTTTGTATATTTTACCTTGATTCTCAATATGCCATTGAGAGTCATTTGGTAAATACCAGTTCTCATCTAAACTACCAACCTTACCTAAATCGTGGTGAAGTGCTGAGAAGATTACGTTTTCTTTTGTAAACTCTCCTAACCCAATACCTAACTCACTATACAAGTCGTATAGTTTAACTGCGTTTCTCGTAACTCTAAGAACGTGGTCGATATACCCACCAGCAAATGAGTTGTGGAAATGTTCCATTGATGATGCTGGGGTTAGTACGATTCTATCTTCAAGAGCATCGTACATCTTATTAAGCGATTCTAATCTTTCGCCTGTAAATGTTTGGTTGATTAGCTTTCTAAACTTTTCGTAGTTATCTGCTATTTTGGTTTCATCTAAAATGTGTATCATAATTTATTTTTTATTTGTTAACTAATTGATTATCAATGTGTTGTGATGATAGTGATAGTGTAACTGATTGATTATCAGACACTTACGCTTCATCTAATATAGATAAGAATTCACTTTCTCTATAAATGTGATATGTTTTACCACCATTTTTGTGTTTGAATCCAGTTCCATCTAATAGAACTGTATCACCCACCTTTGTACTCATAGGGATAATCTCACCCGAATGAGTAAATAATCCACTACCAACGGCTACTACTGTACCCATCATTGTAGTTTCTGAACCTGATGGTTTGTATAAACCACCTTTAGTTTTTTCATCGTTTCTTTTGAGTATCTCTACTACTACTCTATCC